CTGGTATGCTAACGAAGCAGACAGCAAACAACGTAAAGCATGGGCAATCTCTTACTTCAAGAAATTGAAAGAGACTGCTATCGTTGATCATTTCGAAGAAATATCAGATTGGGAATTTCATTCTCTTGGTGTTCTACTTCGCATGAAGTCACGTGGTTCTTTTCTATCGCAGAAAGAAGAAGAATACATCACTACACGTGTTCAAGAAATTCTACAAAAACCCCTACCAGTAAAACAAGTTGTTCAAGCAAAGACAGCTGTTGTTGTTTCTATTCAGGATCGTATCATAGAGAAGAGCCGAGAGATCGGTGGCGAGATTGATGGTCAGATTGACGAATTCGTTATGTCTGGTTGTCCTGCCAACTTTAAGATTTCTATGAATGGTATCTCAACACCAGTTGCTAAACTGCTTGCGGATTTCTATCGTCCATTGCTGGCTGAACTACAAGAAGTACTTGAAGGTAATGATGAGCAACTTGTTGAAGGTTACTCAAACTTTACCAAGCCACAGTTGAAGCGATTTATCAGTTTGATTGAAACGATCATCGGTAACTGTGAACAAGCCAAGAAAGTTGCTGTTCGTAAACCACGTGCTCGTAAAGCAAAACCTGCTGGTGAGATTGTCAAGAATTTGAAATTTAAGAAAGAAGATACTGAACTTGGAATCAAATCCATCTCCGCACCGACTATCGTTGGTTCTAATGAACTTTGGGTATATAATACGAAGTATCGTAAACTCCAAGTATATCGTGCGATCGAAGGTGGAATGTTGACTGTCAAAGGTACGTCTATTCTAAATTATGATACGAAAACATCTGGTTCTAAAACCCTACGCAAACCTGCGGAACAGTTGAAACCTATGATGACGATGTCGAAGCGTCCTATGAATGCTGCGTATAAACTAATCAAAGGAACTGAAGCATCTCCGAATGGCAGAATTAATGAGGAATGTATCCTCGTGAAAGTATATTGATATGATTTTAATTGACTACTCGCAAGTTGCCCTTGCTTCTATTTTAACTTTTCAACAAGACTTGAAGAGTGGAGATCAGGACAAGGTTATCAATTTGATTCGACACGTAACACTGTCTTCAATCAAATCGTTTAAAAAGAAATACGGTAAAGAATATGGTGAGATTGTTCTTTGTTGTGACGGACGTAAGTACTGGCGCAGAGATTTCTTCCAGTATTATAAAGCTGGTAGAAAGAAAGCACGTGACAAAAGCGATTTGCCTTGGACACTTATCTTTGATACATTGAACGCAATGCGTCAGGATGTTGCTGAGTATTTCCCATATCGTGTTATGCATATTGATGAAGCAGAAGCAGATGATATTGTTGCAGTATTATGTAAATGGTCTCAAGAAAACCAACTTGTTGAAGAAGGTTTGGTTACTGAACCACAGAAGATGTTAATTCTTTCATCTGACCATGACTTTATACAACTTCAGAAATATGATAATGTGACACAGTGGTCGCCGAATACTAAAAAGTTTATTAAAGCTACACACAAAGAATTACATGAAAAGACTATTACTCACATTGTTAAGGCAGGTGATGATGGTATTCCAAATATTCTCAGTAAAGATGATGTGTTTATGACAGGTGAACGACAAAAACCTGTGAGCGCAAAACGTCTTCAAGAGTTTATTGAGAATGGATTCGTTGCTTGTAAAAATGATGAAGAGCGTCGTAACTGGCATCGTAATGCTACGCTTGTTGATTTTAATTTTATCCCAGAGAATATCCAAAATGCAATTATTGGATGTTATCTAAATAATCCACCAAAGGGTGACAAAATGACAGCCATGAAATATCTTATGGACCATCGTTGCCGTTTACTACTAGAAGAAATTGAGGAGTTCTAATGAACACAAATATCAAACCAACTTACTTGCCAGAAATTTTTGAGGCAATTAACAAGGATCCAAAAAAAGCTGTTGATTACAAAGACAATTTTCCTTTTAAAACTGTATTGAAATGTGCATTTGATGTTGAGTATCATTTCGATTTACCAGAGGGTGCTCCACCATTTAAACCATCCTCACAACCATTGGGTATGGTACCTGTTCATCTGATGAATGAAGCACGTCGTTTCTACATCTTTACTAAGTTTAGTGATGTTAAGAAACGTCTCCGTCGTGAGCAACTATTTGTTCAACTACTTGAAGCGATTCATCCATCAGAAGCAAAAATTCTAATCGCAGTTAAAGATCAAGTTATCGATAGTCTTTACCCAAAAATTACAGCAGAATTTGTTAAGGCAAACTTCCCTGATGTTTTGCCAGAAGGTGTGGTGGTAGCAGAACCAGCAAAAAAAGCGACAACGAAAAAGGTAGCGAAGAGTGCAGAAAAAGTGGATTGATGCGTATTTGGACATGGCTGAGAGGTTCGCCAAACTCAGCTACGCCAAGCGACTTAAAGTCGGAGCAATCGTGGTCAAAGACAATCGTGTCATATCGATTGGCTACAACGGCACACCAGCAGGTTGGGACAACGAATGTGAGTATATTGATTTGGTCGAAACTAACGAAGATAGTGGCGTCATTAGTAAGACGAAAGAAGAGGTAATTCATGCGGAAGCAAATGCGATCAGTAAACTTGCCCGAGATGGCGAAGCTGGTGTTAACTCTACTATGTTTTGTACTCATGCTCCATGCATTCATTGTTCTAAACTAATTTACGGAGCAGGAATTCGAAATGTGTATTATCGAAATTCGTATCGCGATGAACTGGGAATAGAATTTCTTAAAAAATGTAACATAGAAGTAATGAAAGTGCTTGACTAATAATAACAAAAAGGGTATAATTATACTATGATTCTTGAAAAGATTGTAAAACCTAAACGATTTTTTGATAAAGATTCAAAGAAGGATATTGAAGTTGTAAGAAATTTTTTTAAAAATTATTCGTGGGGTGTTGATTGTTGTCCATTCATTTTGGAACCACCATATCATTCTATCCCAGATATGATAAAAGCAAAAGTAATTGGTAAGTCCCTTGGTATTGATGAGGAAAATATATGAAAGTAGCAATTAATCGTTGTTTCGGTGGTTTCGGTATCTCAAATCCAGCATTTGAGAAGTTGCTTGAGCGCAAAGGTATTGCGTACGAGAAAGTCGATGCGAAATTTAAATTTCGCACAGATGCTTTTGATTATTACAAAACAGGAATGGTCGATCAAGATGATGGCTATTTGTCTGAACATGATTTTTGTTCAGATCGTTCAGATCCAGATTTGATTGCTGTTATCGAAGAGATGGGTAAAGAATCATGGGGTTGGGCAGCAGAAATTGCTATCGTAGAAATTCCTGATGATGTTAAATGGCATGTTGATGAATATGATGGAATGGAGCATATTGCTGAAGACCATCGAACTTGGAGTTAAAATGGAAGATAATTTTGAAGAGTTGTACCCAAGGATTCGTTCTTTCTACGATGAACTGGTTTATAAAGAAAACAAAAACCCAATGCAAGTATTTGGTGTTTTCCTTGGTATTATGGGTCAAGAGTTTAAAGAGCATGCTTCTAAAGAAGAGTTCGATGAATTCTTGTCAAAGATGATGGCGATTGAGTGGACTGAAAAAGTGGTGAACTAAATGACTAGCGAAGAAATGCAAGATTATTTTCCAGCTGTATTTCCTAAAATGTTTGTTGGGAAATATGGTGGTATCGCATGCGGTGCTGGGTGGTTCAATATTTTGAATGTACTTTGTCAGAACATTCAAAGTCATATTGACTGGAAAAATAAATGTCGTCAATATGAGGTTGATAAATTTAATGCACGTGAACAAAGTTATGATGTGCTGTTGAAATTTTATTCTGGTGGTGCTCGTGAGCCATCTGATTATGAAATTGAACAAGCCGAAGAGACTATGAAGAATGGTGTTATTATTCCACCAGAGATTGCTCAGGTTACTATCAACCAAATAAAAGAAAAGTTTGGAACACTACGTTTTTATTATAGTGGTGGCGATGAATACGTCAGTGGTGCAGTTTCGTTGGCTGAATCTATGAGTGGTCTTACATGTG